CGAAAGACATTAAACCGCCACCAAGTGCTGTTGCTGCTCCGACTCCTGCCGCCATTGTAGTAAATGCTGCCATATTATATTCTTTTTATTAATTCTGTACTATATGCATCACCTTGAGTATAACCTAATTCTTTGTAAGTAGAAATTAAAGATTTATTTTTAATGAGTGCATAACAAATATATTTTCCTAATTGTTTAGTTCTATCTTCTAATGCTAAAATTAATAATTTGATTGCAAGTTTTCTATTTTCTTTATTTTTATATTTAAAATTAGATACTATCCAATCTATCCACACCACATTAGAGTTTGTATTATACAGATATCCAGCTACTACTGGTGTATCTCCATCATAAACCATTAATCCTCCAGTACCATTTTCAGGTAAAAAATCTTGAGGGGGTGGAGTCCATCTCCAATCTTTCCACCACTTACATAAAATCTCCTCATAGTCAGTGGCTTTGAGTGGTTGTATATTTAATTGCATTCTACGACAAAGATAATAAAAATCTATGGATAACTTTTCATCACACTACTACCGACAGAATATAACTCTACTGCTGATGTTAATGCATTAGATAATGTAAATTCCATATAATACCCTCTTGCTCCATGAGATTCGGCAACACTATTTTTAATATAAGCTATAAAATCACCTTGAACTGGTGCAACTGCTGGAAGTGTAGCATCAATAGGGATACTAAAATCAGGTGCAGTGTTATCAATTGCAGTTACTGTTCCTGCTAATACTGGTGGATTTGTACCTTTATATACTAAATCACCTATACTTATAATACTTCCTACTGGTGAATTAAATCCTACTATAGTCGCTGCAGTAGGACCTTGTACTGAAGCACACGCCCCAATACCATTTGCAGATCTCTCTCTCCAATTAATTGTTCCTTCATTATTTCTAATAAATGTAAACCACTCTCCCTCTTTTTGTTCAAAGTATGTTCCTAACATAGAACCCGCACTCAAGTCAGTAGCTAATTGTGTACAAGACCATGCAGCATTACTTTCAAAAGACATGGTTTTAAATAGTTTTATATCTTTTATAGGTCGAGGGTTAAATACACTTGTGATAGAAGAAGGTGCTAAGTTTCCTGGAACTTCATAATATTCATTTCTATTATTATTAGTGTTGTGTCTAAAAATATTTCCTCCACTAAAAGTGTAAAAATAACTATTCATTCCAATCATAAATTCAGGTTGAAAAGAATAGAAGGATGGCCATCCACCTCTTCCATCNACTCCTGAATTATTTGTATATGTTAGTGTATAAGTTGCCATATTAATTACATAATTGATTTGATGATACTTGTCCATTACCTCCGACTACTCTAATAACATATCTATTAGGAGATACTCCTCCTAAATAATAATAACCATCGGATAAAGCAACAGTCCCTTGAGGATTGCTATATACAAAATCATTTGCAACTGGTAGTGAACCAGATCCAGTATGATAATATCGTTTGACTTGGAGGTCCAGGTGCTGTGCCACCACAGAAATCATTAAACACTCCCATTGCACTTGAAAGATAAGATGAAACACAAAGACTAATTCCTTGTAACACACCATTTACAACATGCATCTCTTGATTGCTGCTTATTTTATAATAATTATCTGCAGCTTTATTCACTCCATTTGCATCAGTAAATATCCAATCTGTTACTGCTGGATTACCCGCAGTTCCCGCCACTGGCATATTATAATATGTATTAGTAGTGTGATCTTGTGCACATGCTAATTGCTGAGTTCCAGCTCCCGCACTTGCGGTAAAACTTGTTAGTGCAACAGGACATAAAACTGAAATATTCCAACCTGTACTACCACATGGTCCTTCAATTACAAAATCTACTGTTTCTGGAGTAGCATTTGGTTTTGGTACAACCATAATACAGTTACCTGGTGCATTAGTAGTTAAATCTATACCACCCGCAGCTTGATTAGCATAAGGTCCTAATGTTGCTGGTGTACCTTGATTTACAAAAGAGTTACTACCCGCATCATATAAATAAGTTGCTCCAGTTGTTGTTTGTCCATTACTACCATTTGCATTAGTTAAAGGTAAGCCACTACAAGCATTTCCTGTTGATATTGTTCCAACTACTCCCTGTAAATATCCTTCAGTCGCAGAAGAGTATTCGCTTCTTGTAACTGAATCATAAGTCCACGAGCATTTATCAGGTATACTTGCTGGATTAAAAGTTACTTTAACTGCACCAGTTGAATTTCCTAAATTCATTGTTAATAAGTATTTCCCTGTTCCACCATTACCACTAACACCAGATCCACAGGGTACACTACAGGATACACATGCTTGTGCTTGTAATAACACAGGGTTGCTTGGTCCTCCAACTAATTGTCTTATTATATCGTTTTGTGTATAATATCCATTTGGTGCAACTGTTGAAAGAGATGCATCAGTGTAAAGCATACTTGCATTTGCAAAGCTTGTACCATCAAAATAATATGTTCCTATAGTTCCAGCCATAATTTTAACATGTTCCTTGTTGTATTACTATTCCATTATTATCTACTCTTAACCAACCACTTGTATATTTATAATATCCTGATGGTCAAGTGGAAGTGGCATCACAAGTTGTACTTGTAAATACGATACTACCAATTACTGGATATGTTGAAGGAGTTGGTGTATTTAAAAAATAATATGTTTTTGTTAGTTGTTGTTGACAAGCTACTCCAGCACTATCTTGTCTTGCTCCTGCACTCCACGATGTACAAGTAAATGTACAATCACAACATGCATCTGTTGTAGAACTTGCATCATAACACAATGCTTGTGCACTTACAGTTCTAAAATCATATATCAAATATAAGTATTGATTTCCATTTGGTATACTAAATGCAGGATTTGTTGAAGGAGTTAAGTCTGCTCTGTAAATATCTACTGTTGGGTTTGTAACTAAACCACTTCCAATTATATTTGCTCCTGCAGTTAAAGTTGCTATGTCCGCTACAGTATTGTTATACTGAGTATTGCTTGATAAGAAGCTAAATTTATAACTTCCATCACCAACATTATAATTGTCTGCTTCTAACTTATTAGTTCTCAACATAAAGTTAGAACCTTGGTAAGGAAATACTCCTAATGATCTAACACCAGTTTGTGAGAAAAATGTCGATGCCACTGTACTGTTTGAGCCAAAAGTAGATTGTGTACTTGCTATAGGGCTAATAGTTTGTGTATCACTCCATCCATATTCTACATGTATTTGATCACCTGCAGCATTACTTGAATTTAACACCACCTGGACAACAGTTAAAGTAGTTTCATCTGGACAATTTGGTGTCATAGTAAACGAACAACTTCCAGTTGGAGTTATTGTTACTGTAGCTGTAGTTGGTGTATTTAAAGATTTATTATAAGTTAATGTACCACTTGCATTAGTTAAATTTAATGGATTAGGAGTGGCATTAGTGCTATTCCAAACTCCAGTTATAGATGCAGTTCCAGTAACTGTAAAACTAACTGTAGTTGTACTATCTATAACTTCTCCAAAATCTAAAGTAAAAGTTTTAGCAGCAGTAAGGTTATTTATTGTTATTGTAGTTCCACATTTTATTGGTGTTGTTGGAAAAGGCACTTGTATGTCGTTTGTACTTAAAACATATTCATCCATATAAGGATCATACCCTCCTAATTTTTGTGTTGTTAAATGCTCTACAAATTGATCCCTAAACCACGATCTCATTCCGATGTCAGAAACTATACTTATAGGACTTGCGGCTGCGCCTTGAGCACCTAATTGAATTACTGCAGACCTTTTAGTATCTGTAAAATACATTGCATCACCCCATTGTATAAAACTTTCAGGATTAAAACTTATACCATATTCTTCTATTCTTGCTATTTGTTTTCCTAATACTTCTGGAGTAGAAACCACAGCTCCACCACCTACTGCATCACTTAATAAGTCTTTTCCTTGTTGAACATAACTAATTTTATCTTCTTGTAGTACAAGTATATCTGTTTCTCTACCATGTAATTTCATTACTGGTCCGAAGTTTTGCTCTAAATCTTTAAAGTTTACTAATCCTAAATTAAATTCATTTAAGTTATTGGTGTTAGTTGAATAACTAAATACTCCACTATAAGTTAAACCAGCAAATCTATCTGCTTCCTTAAAGTCTGCATTAGATACCGCAAGTGCTCTTTGCCCCATTACCAAACTTTTTGTAGCTATTTTATCTAATATTTTAAAACTTTCTACTCCATTACCAAATGTGTAACAATTTATAAAAGGCACATCTACTACTGCATCTTGAGTTGCAGTTTGATTTTGATCACCATCAGCAGAGCCACTTATATGAAAACCTCCTGTAATAGGAAAATCCTTAGAAGCATCAAAAAATATTTCATCATTTGCTTCAGTAGGTTCTGTTTCAAATACCAATAAATCATTAGCTCTTGTTACTATAATTTCTAATTCTATGTAAGAATAAGAATCTCCAAATAAGTTATTACATCCCTTTATACCACTTCTTACAGAAAGATATAAAGGTTGCGCTGGATCAATTGTCCCACTAAAACCAGCCTGCCAAAACTGCCAAGTTGGTTCAAAAGGATTAGGGCTTGTACATTGTATATTAGCAGCAGAACTTGCAATTGTAGTTACAAAAATGCTTGTAGCTGCATTGCCTTCCTCCCAGTTTCCTGTGTTAGGATCAAAGTTATCACCTATAGCCCACTCATATAAATTAGTAAAGTTTTGTGAAGCAGTAAAAGACTTATCATAAACATATCTCATCCCTGGACAATTTTGTCCGCTTCTATCATTTCTTCCATACTCACATTTTATTGTAATAATACTACCCGCAGGTACATCATACACTTCATAAACAGGTCCAGCGGTTTCTATAAATGCTTTATAATTTACTTGAGCATTACACCTATTTTCATTTTTACTTTTATATTTTTCAACTCCATTGTTTATAACAGGATCTGCTAAATCACCTGCCACAGAAAAGTTTTGTGCTTTTATTTGCATATATAAACCAGCAATCTGATGTGATGTTCCTGGTGTACCAGAACCTAATTCATTTGGAGTATCTAAAAAATCTTCTGCTTCTGCAGATACATCTAATACCTCACACTCAGTTAATGATTGTCGTGGGCCATTAACATCTCTCTTTACAATTAAAGTGTCTCCTTTTTTACATTTATTTTGATTGTCTCCTTCTAATTTAAAATAAACCACATTATTACTTGGTCTCACATAAAAGAAGTTACTATATACTGTTTCATAGTTACCTTTACTTGGCTTTACTACAAACTTATATCTTGTAGCCCAAGAAGGAGGTAAACTGCTTATACGAGCTTGTATTGAATTTTTCTTCTCAGAGTTTTCTGCAGGAACAAAAATAGTATTGTATTCTGATACCAATACAGTAGAGGCTCTGCCATAGTCATCCATATAAACAATTCCAGTTTCATAATCTCTATTACTATGTAAACTTCCGACATCAGATGATGCACTAAATGTTATTGTACCGCTTTCAAATCTAAAGTATTCAAATAAATTAGTTACCGGTGCATTTGTTTCTCGGTAGTTCATAGCAAGTGGTTGAAACGATATGTTGTTTGAACCAGGAACAGTTGTTATAAAATCACCCCATCCTTGTTGAGAACTTGCATCTGTTATACTACTGTTGTGTTTTGTCCATCCAGTACAATTTGTTGGTGTCGAAAGTGAACAGTTAAAATTATCAGTTACTGAAGTTCCATCAGCACATGTTGCAATAGGTTGATAATTTGTGTTTAAAACTGTTCCAACCCTTGCTTGAAACTCACTACTACTTGCCATATCGTATACACTATTGTAGTCTGTTGGTAAAGTAAAGTTCAATGTTATTGATACATCTCCATTACTAAATGTAGGCAAATAACAAGCATTAGCTGTATCTCCATTTAATTGATCTGTAGTAATTCTAAATACAAATCTTATTGTAGAATCTTTTTTTAGTTTTGTAGCTATGTTGCTTAAATCAAAAGTAGCTAAAGAGTTGTTGTATTGTATGCTTGAGCCCGATAATGAATATGCTATACCTTGAGTTAAAGTTGCATCAGGTAATATTTCAAAATCTACATCAACTGCTTTTAAAGAGGTACTATAATCTACTGATATCCTTCCTCCAGAAGCATTTGTCATATTATACCCATCTACATAATTACCATAAATAAGTCTATTACCCATTATGGTTTGTGCTTTTGCAAATCTTGGCACATTATCATATAGTCTTAATAATTCATCTGCACCTAATGTTGTATAAATTTTACTGTTAGTAAACAAAAATGTTTGAGTGGTATTANCTGCCCATCCATAGTCATCTTTGTCAAATCTTTCAATTACATAAATACTATTTGTGTTTGAGTCTTTATAAAGTAAATCTACTTGCTTAACTCTTGATGAACCAGTGTTAAATGAAACATTAACTGCATTAAATCTATTAAGCATTCCTTCATTTACATAATTAGCTGGACTGAAAAAGAAATTATTAGGTTGAAAAGCAGGTAAAGAAAATAAAGATGTAGCACTATATTCATCATCTTGATATCTATATCTATATGCAAATGAAATAAATCTGTTTTCTAAATAATTTTCTTGTCCATTCACATTTACCATTTCTAATGAAGGAGCAGATAGAGTATCTGCAGCTCCATAACCAGGTGGTTTTTGTATTACATTAAAATCCTCTGCCACTACTACATCATTATAACCTGGACTTGCAGGATATGCATAACTTCTGTTTATATTTATTTTTCGTGGAGGATTTATATCATCAGTCCAAAAAAGTAAATCATCAATCAGATTTACACCAGTTATTAAATATGTAGGTTGAAAATTTAAAACACTTGCAGAAAGCACATGATAAGTAATTCCTTGATTTTGAGTATTGTATGAAACCACAGCATCTAATCTGCCTCCTGTAACAGGATTATTAGCATCGTGCACAAACCAGTAAACAGTTTCAGTAATACCATCTTCATATGCACCTATACACACAGCATTTGCGGAAAAGTTTTGTCCTGCAAATTGTAAAGTAGTTAATCGTGTGTTACCTCGTGAGTTTTCTACAGCACCAACCTCTGTCGTTTCGGTAGAACCCAAACGAACATTCTGAGCATCTACATACTCTCCTTGAGGTAGAAGCCTTTCATCGATAGACTTATTCATTCTACCTTGTATAAATACTACACTTTCTAATGCCATTATTTAATCCATTTATTCTGGCCTCTTAAATTCATTAAGAGTCTACCAGGATGTATATTACTTAATCTTAGTTTTGCATTTCTTAATAAAGAAGATTTATCTTTTCTTGCTCTATTAACAATGTACTCTTGCACTCCAAATCGACCATTCAAAATAGCATATCTTATGTAAGCATACAGATATTCTTCAAATAATTTGTTTACACTAACTTGAGAATCATTACCATTTTCCATTCCATCAGAAACATATTCTAATACTATAGAATCTGTTCCCGCAGCCGAACTAAAATAAATTTTACCCGCTTGTTTATCTATTTTAAATGTAGGGTTTATGTTTGCTGTCTCAGTATTTAATCCAAATCTTGCTCCTACTCTATAATCAAAGTACCAACATCCATCTATGCAGTAACCTTCTTCTCCATCAAAAGGACTTTTATTGTTTAAATAAATAGACCTTGTAGCTCTACTTAAATCTAACTCAGAATCTTGTGGGCTCAATGCATTACCATCCTCATCAAACAATATATTAGATTGATTGTCTTGAAGATAAGCTGTACTAAAATTTGTTTGTATATTTTCTGTTAATGGAAATAAAACTCCATCTTTATATTGTGATATTCTTACCCAATTTACATAATCAGAAGGCAAAGTAAAACTGAAGTTATGGTCTAAAGTTAATTGAAGAACTTTAATTTCTTTCATAGCATCATAGTTCAACTCTTGTATACCTCTTTTCGCATGAAACAAAACTTGATATCTTTCTAAGTTATTTACCAACTCATGATTGCCTTGATATATTAACATAAAGTTATTTACTATATCTTGTAATGAGACATATTGATAAGAACCCAGGTTAGCATCTGTAGGNGTGTTACCATTATTTTCGTAATATGTAAATTGTGTTATATATGCCATCTTTATGTTTGTATTTGGTTATCTTGTACTATCTCTTGTTGTCCAAACTCATAGACATCTGCCTCTCTAATTTCAATACCAATATATTGACATATTTTTGCAATCAAACCTGGTTGATCTGATATAGGCAATTCAAAATCTTGATAATCTGCAGCAGTATCATTAAATAAAGGCTCACCTCCTGCAAGTGTTACATATGTCCAATTAGGTGTTACAGGATATCTTATATATTGTACCTGCATAGCACCTTTTTGTCTAATGGTACTTGGATAAACTGTAATAGTGTTTCCTATTGCAGAATTAGGTCCTGCTTGTACATTAGATGTTGCTCCACCTAAAACATAAGCGGGAAACTGTGTAGTTGGTGCAGTTAAGTTTGAGCTTGTCAACATATATATTTTTTGTTGATTAACTCTTTCTACTTCTGTAATATTAGTATTAGTATAAGCCACATAGTTTTGCCCTACTGCATTAGTAATGTCAGCACTAAGACTTAATGTTGTGGTACTATCTACTGCAGTTACATATGCTTGTGAGATTGGGTTAGAAGAAGTGTTAACTATAATGCTTCCAATAGGTGGATTCTGTAAAAATGTAGGATTTGCCGGTGAAGGCACAAACCCACCAGTAGCATCAATTAACTTATAACCCTGAGCTCCAGTTGTAGTACCACTAAATATTGCTGTTGGGTAATAAAATACTTTATTAATTAAATAATAGTCTTGAGGTAAATTATATAAATTAGCATTGTTTAAGTTTGCTGCTGTTTGATCTAAAAAAACCTCTGCTGAAAAACTATCTACTACTTCTTCTAAACCTTTAACTATATTAGCATATCCAGTTCCTGAAATTCTTGCATTTTCTTTATTAATCCAACTATTGTATTGATAAAAATAATCTTCAAATATATCTAATTGTGCTTGTTCACAATAAAGATTAAAATCTTGGGGAGATATATAACCATAGTTGTTTTTGTTAGCTATGGCTAATACAGTATTTCGTACTTCATTTATCATTGTAAATCGAGTTTCTACAAAGATAGTAAAAAAAAAAGAGGGTAAATTTTTTACCCCCTTTCACTAAATAATTCTGAGCTTTAAATTAAGCTACTCCGATACCACTTACCGCTTTAGGTAATGCATCACATTCATACTTAACTTGATGCCATGGTTGTTGTTGAGCAAATACGATAGAATCTTGAAGATAATCTCTCATTGATTCAATGTTTGCACCCAACGCAGCATGAGTTACAGTTACAACTTTAGCAGATGCATAAGTTATAACAACAGTAGTTGTAGACGCTTGTTCTAAAAGAATAATGCCATCAGCACTAACTAATTGTTTTTGCTCATCAGTTACAGGGATTGATAAAAATTTTGCCATGTTAATATAAATTTTATGGGTTAAACAATACCACAAAGATACGAAAGCTTATTTACTTTTTTTAAGCCTTCTTTGTAACAGTTTATATATCTCCACGCCATCATCACTTTGAAAATGTGATGCTACTATAAAATATGGATCTTCACCAAAAGGAACTGTTAATAGTTTCTTTTTGTTTTTAGGTAAATCAAAATACACATCTTTAGATTGGTTTCTAAATGTTAAAAATCCATTGTCAAAAAATTTATACACATCATCTTGTAAATCTAACATCGGATCATTAAGTGTGTCTAAGAAATCTATAGGATTGTTTTTAGCATATAACAATATATCTCTTTTCAATTCAGTTGAAGTTTTCTTATCTACACCACTTCCGAGAAGAACTCTGCATACAGAAATTAGTTTTTCAAACTCTAATTGCTTTGCCATTATTTGAGCCTCTAAACCTAATTCTACTATTTCTAATTCTTCCGCAGCATCTTGCTCCTTGTTTATTTCTTCAAACACAAAGTTTCTTTGTGGATGATAATATAAAAATTGTTGCAATACTTGGTTGGTTTTTGATACAAAAAGAATACCATCTTCGAACATTATAGGTTCTAAGATTGCATTTCCATCTTGTTCATCTTCAAAAGGTGATTTTTGATTTTTAGCATATCTCAATGGTCTATTGACATTTTGTTCATCATCAAACCATAATAAAGGATATCTTGGTGAGTTTCGAGATGCCAGCATATAAGTTAAAGGTGCTGAATCTCTTTTAAGTTTGTAGAATTTATCTACAATAGGTTGTTTTTTTGTCTTATTCATTATATTAAATTTTAATTAAATTATAAAATAAAAAGGGGAGGAGACATCCTCCCCTAATTATTGATTAAATATTAAGCATCTTGGAATAAGAAGAAGTTGTTTGCACCTAAAGTACATACAGCTCTCTCACTCAAGAAGTTTACTTCCATCGCATCTAAGTCAGAAGTTCTTGCTCCACCAGCAGAACCAGTGATCCAAGTTTTATATCTTCTGTCTTCAGTTTCGGAAGCTCTATATCTTACATGTAAGAATGGTCTCTTAGCGTTTTTACCTAAGATTTGATCGTATACTGTAGTAGAACCAGCAGGGACTAATAGTCCATTTACTTTTCCACCTACGATACCACCTCTCATTGTAGGATCGTTTAGATATTTCCAGTCTGACTTGTAGAAGTCATAGCCTCTCCTGAATCCAGTGAATCCAAGATTAAGAGCCATTTCTTCATCATTGTCAAATAAACCATATGATGTACCACCAGCTCCATAAGAGTTCTGAGCAGCTAACATATCATCTATGTCAAATGAGAAGTTTCTGTTTAAGAAAATTACATTTTCTTCAATAGAACCTTGCTTGTCTAATCTTGAAATAATAGAGTCAAAGTCAGCTAATGTTGCTGGATTACCTCCACCATATACATTACCTCTTGCTCCTACTACGAAGAAGATACCATCAGAACCATTAAGGTTTGCCGCAGACGCACCAGCTCCAACTCCTTGTAAGAAGTCACCAGCACCAGAACCTGCTTCTGCAGGAACTGCTTCAATCATTGCAGTTTCTAAGTAATCTTCGAATCTTAGTCTTGTTTCGTGTTCAGACTTTAGATACCATAAATATCCAGATGCTCCATTTTCTGAAGTAACTTCAATCCATCCGATTTGAGCCATATCAGAACCAGATACATTGTATTTGTCCTTGATAATAATTGGCTTGTTGTCAAAGATGAAGTCATCAGCTTCAAGAGAACCTACCATTCCATTAGTTCCTTTGTTAAATTCAGAACCATATACGAAAATATCACAAGCTACTCCCGCCGCTACTGCTTGGCCTCCAGCCTCATAGTAAGCGATAGTNACTTGGTTTACTGCGTTACCACCAGAACCTGGTCCAACAGTTACAATTCCTTTATTACTGAGGTTTGAACCTGCAGTTCTATCAGAAATCATTACAGTTTGTCCAACTCTAAGTGCTGCAGAATTTGGTGTTCCAGCTAATGCAGGGTTAAAGTTAGAGATGTTGTTAGGTACTGTCCATACTCCAGTAAGTGCTGCTGCTGCTGCACCTGAAGTACAAGATTGATATTTAACGTGTAATCTTCCTTGCTCTGCCCATTTAATAAGGTCAGAGTTAGAAGGCATTTCAGCTCCTACCATTCTTAGGAAGGATGCTATAGATCGATTGCCATATCTTTCAAACTCTTTTTCAAATGTATCAGGTAAATACTGATTCAAGAAATTGAAGTCTGTAATATAATTTGTAGAAAGCGGTACTTGCTGACTACTTGGTTGCAAATCAAAACCAGGGGCTACATTTACTGCCATAATTTTAATTTTTAAATTGTTTTACATTTTTTTAATACTTCTAATTTTGAGTCCTCTACCACTATCGTTGTCACTTTTGTTTTGCATAGCACGAATTTTTAATCCATCCTTTGTTACATAACTTGGGGTTTTTCTCACATCCATATTAATGTTTTTAGATTTTTTAGAAACATTTTCTACAGCCTGTGACATACCTAAGTCATAAAAGTGTTTGGCAAATTTGTCAGGATTACTTGCAACTGATAAAGCTTTATGATAAGATTTTACATCTGATATCATTCCACTATCATCTACAAACTTTTTTACAAAGTTGTTAAAGTCGTTTTGGACATTAAACAATTCCTCTGTAGTTCCTGGCTTATAAGTAAAACTATCTTCACCAACAGCGAAATCAAAACCTTTGAAATCGTTGGAAAAAACTTTTTTAGTTTCTTCTGTAAAATAGTTTCTCTTTTTTGCATTTGCCTCTTCAACAGTCTTCGATTTCTCAAGAGCCTCTTTATAAGCATTAAGTTGTTTTTCTTGATCTTCTGATAATCCACCCCCACTTGACTCAAGAGGAATTTTATACTTATCTTTTTGTTCATTAAAAAACTTCTTCGCCTTTGCGAGTTCTCGTTTTTTAGCTAACTTTTTCTTCTTAATATCTTTCGGTTCATCTAACTCTTCATCAAAGCCAAATTTATCCTCCATGATATCTTGAATATCTATTGCATCTAAACCTTCTTCGTTTGTTGCAATATAGTCAGCAAGTACAGCCTCATCTTCCATAGTATCATAATTTCTTTGTAATTTATAGAAATCATCGATACCACGACCAGTTTCTTGCTTGTACTTTAAATACGCAGAAACATCTTCAGGTAATGGTTCATTTACTTCTTTTTCTGTAAAAAGTTCATCAACTGAATTTATTTCTTTGTCATATCTATTCTTCAAAAAAGAAAGAACGTCTTCATCATTTAACTCTGATGAGGGAGTTTTACTTTCATCCTCTGTTTGAGGTTGTTCCTCTACCACTTTTTCAGTTTCTTCAACTGCTTGTGGCTCTTCTTGTTTTAATTCTTCTTCATGCTTGTTTAGAAGTTGTTCTTCTATTTCAGCTTTTGATTTGTTTTCGTTGCCTTCTACAGCTCTTACTTTTAATTCCATATTATATTAAATTTAATTTCTACAAAGTTATACAATTATTTTAGTCTTTATTTAGCCTATCTTGGATCGAACTCTGCCAAGTCAAAACCATCTAAACTATCTTCGTTTGATTCAAAATTTACTGGTGGTAAATCTCTTTTTTTCTGTTCTATCATTTTAGATGTCTGTGTAGATTGTTGACTAATTCGTTGAGATTTTCCTTCTTCCTTAGCATCTTCTCTAACATCAATAGCTTTTTGTTCCATTCCTTTTAGTTGCATATTATATTGAAACTCTTCCGCCATTAATGCTAATTTAAGTTCTTTCTCTGCAGTCAGCTTTTGTATTTCATAACCAATTTTAGCTTGTTCAATTGCTATTTTGCCTTCAGTTTCCATTTTTTGTTTTTGCATTGCAATCTCTGCTGCAGCTTGTTGTTGTTGCATAGCTTGTTGGGCCTGCATTTGTTGAGCCTGCATCTGTTGAGCTTGTTCAGCTTCTTGTTTTTTCTTTCTCTTAACTTTTAACAACTGATTAGCCATTTTAATATTATGTATTTCCCTAATATCAATTGCGTCTTCCAAGCTTATATTTTCTTTAGACAATGCCATTTGAATATTTTGTTCAAGCATTGCTTTTTGTTCTTCATCAGGAGCAAGTTCTATAAAAACTCCAAAATCATAAATGTATAAATCTTTAATATCTTCTAATATTGCAAGATTATATTTACCTATTTGCATTGCAAATTCATCTTTGAAGTCTGCATATTTAAGAATATCTGCAGTTCTAATTGTTAAACATTCAGCCATTCTTCTCGCAATAAATAAACTTGCATCTAAAATATGTCTTGTTGCTACATTTGAATTTAATGCTGCTAACTTTTGAACACCAACTAATGAATTAGGATCTGGACTTGAGCCATCTCTTGCTTCATTTAAACCTGTTACTGTTCTAATCATGTCTAAATAATGATTATAATTACCAATTAACATTTGTAACTTACCAGCTCCTGTGTTAGAATTTAACTGTTGAATAGGAACTCGTGCATTATTAAATTCACCATCACCAGTGTAACTTCTACCCACAACACTACCAGTTTGAAAATACAATCGTAATGCATCTTCAGGGTTATATGCTTGACCTGTACCTAAATCTACTTCATTTAATCCATCGGCATCAATAAATACACCATCTGGTACAACTCTTGATACCACTTGTTGAATTTTTAAATGAGTCATTTGAATTAAATCAGCAAAAGGAATCATTCTTCTAACTAAAGATTCATGTGTTCCTTTATACATTCTTGGAGCACAAGCTACATAATTAGGCATTGCAAACTGATTAGAAGATTTTGGTCTCACCATATTTTCCATCATGTGCCACTGCAGAACAATGTTTGTACCCATAACCATTACCCCTTCATACCATACATCAATCTTTTTTTCCACTCTTTCAAAATTACCTTCTTTCATCATTTCTTCAGGTGGATTAAACTCATCAGTTTTTTCTACAGTTTTAAAAGTACCATCTTCCATTCTTTTCTTTTTGTAAACAAATGAATTAGTGCTTTTATAATTAAAATACATGAGTGTTGCAGTATCTCTATAAAACATACTGTTTTCATACATTTGTGCAGTTTGATAGTAATTATACCATGACTGACTATATTTAGATATTTCTTCTAAATCTTCATTAGTAAGTGTAGGATCAATTTTAATAAGCTCAGTTATTGGAACTGTTTTAATTTCACCCCAATAAAAACAATCTTTAAAATAAGGATCTTCAGTGTAACTGTATACAACATTTACTGGATCAACATAATCTACTTTTACTCCTTGACCAGGTAGAAACTCATGTTTAGCCATACCTACTCCTAAAGTAGCCATATCATAATCAATTCTTTTACGAACATCATCATAATGATTTTCTGCCAACAAAGTGTTGACTGCTTCTTCACAAGCTATTTCTATTGCTGGTTTATACTTTAAGTTCATGAACAACTCAAGTTCTTCTCCTGATTCAGGCAATTCTTCTTCAGGCACATTAAATACATCAATACCAAAGTCTTGAGTCATTTGAGATAATATTGGTTTAGCCAACATATCTTCTTCAACCATATCTTGAAATTTACTTCTTTTTCTGCAGACATTGCGTCTTGAGCATATGTTTTTACTTTAAACATTCTGTCTTGCATTCCATTAACAACAATATCAATAAATTTAGGAATAATTGGAACTGGTGTCCAATCTAAGTTTAGATAAGATAAATCTCCATCTATAGCTAATTCGTTTTTATATTTAGCAATAGACTGTTCACCACGAGCATAGAGTCTTAATTTATTAAACTCTGCCCATTGGCTATAAAATCTACAAGTGTTGCTATCTCTACGAAACCATTCGTATTGAATTGACTTGTCCCACCTGTAGCCCATACTCTACTGTAGCTTTTTCGGAATCAGAAACAAATTGATCTGGAAATGCAGCAGCCTTAATATCTATATTTACCTTCTTCATCTATTAAGTAATTGACTTACTGAACTTTTGTTGTTATACCTTGCAAAGTTAATGCTAATTTTTGACTTTTCTTTTGTCGGGGTATATAAGTGTTTTTGATTTGCCATAATGGCCAAACCAGTGCTTATTGCTGCATCAAACTTGGTTCTATTGCTTATATCAAACTTAGCCCAATCTTCTAATGTTCTTTGAAAATACATCATACCCATATCATCTTTTTCTCTAAATGTACCCTCCATATCTAAGCCAATGTATTTTTCTATATAAGATTCAATTGCAGATGCATGAGCTTGTTTAACATCTTCAGATGTGTTGGGTATACCTCCTAATTCTCTTTCTGTTTTAGATAATTTATTAAATGTTTTATCTGGTCTATTTAAGCTAAAACCTCTATATCCTCTGTTTTTAAAATGATATAATAAACGAGGTTTATTATTTTCAACCAATATTGGCATACCATAAAAAACACATGCCATTAATACTTCTTCAAAAAATATTTCTGCAGTTTGTGGTCTTGCTATATATTCTAAAAAAAAATGATTACTTGGCCACTCATCCATATTAAATTTAGTCAAACCATGTAATGCTCCATTAGAACCACTACCCACAGTAACTCCTGAAATATCATATGAGTCACAACCAAACGAACCTAAATGTTCATTACCAGGAATTTTTTTACCATTCTTTGTAATAACATTATTTTGTTGTTCAGGTTTAGGTACATAAGATACAAAAAATCTNCCTCTTGAATTTGGAGTCCATATTACTTTACTATCTTTTATACCATCCTTCCAATGAAAACTTCCTTGAACCATATGATGTTTAATAATTAAAGAATCGTTATAATCAATTTGTTGATATAGTTTTGTTAAATTAAATAATGATTGTTTACTTTCATCTCTAAATGCATGGGATTCAGTACGAGGAAATTGCCTATAAAATTCATTTAAAGCATCAGGATCAATAGCTAATGACTCTACTTCATTTTCCCAATAATCAATTGCTCCTTGATAAATATTTTCTCCATCTATTCCATCCACATATGTGCTGGGATTTCTTAAAACTGGCATACCATATTTATCTATGAAGCCTTCCATGTTCCATTCCATAGGAACAAATAAATTATATAAACCACTCTTGGTTTGTCCATTAGCATTTCTTTTAGAAGGATCGGAATCATAAAATAATTGTTTAAAATTATTACCTCCTTTGTCTAATGCATTAGAGGTAGAACCCATCATGCATTTACCAATAATTTTACTTCCTAATCTTAAACAAGTTTTAGTAACCCTCCAATTGTTTAAAATATTTTCAGGTTTTTCCCATTTACCACTTTCATCATGTAATAGTAATTGTAGTTTTTCTCCATCATAACTATTGTCAGAAGTATTTTTCCAGTCAATTGTAGTGTCTAAACCTTCTAACTCTTCTTCACCCATATCATACATGTTTTTCTTAGTTATCTTAGAAGCTGGTACACGATAGGCTAATTCGGTTTTTGGTTTATCCATACCATCTTGAATGGGTTTAAAAAAGAAAGGATAATTATTAGAGATTGGAACAACTTTATCAGTAAACATTTTTTTTGCATCTGATCCTGTTTTAGATAATATACCGATTCTGGAATCTTTAGATATAGTAGCAGTATTAACTCCCTCACAAGAACTCATAAAAGAAAATCCTGAACGCCTTATTTTTAAATAACACATTCCGAAACTTCTTTTATCTAATTTAGATGCCTCCCAATATATATAAAATATACGATTAGCTTCTCTAAAATCAGGGTGACCTACATCAATTTTAGTCCATTGCAAATACATGTAATGTGTGCCTGTAATATAAGTTGGAACACCATTGTTTAAAAACCAGTGACCTTGCTCTCTTTTATTAAATTCATTTTCTACAAAATCAATCCATCTATTTTTAAAGTTTGGAGGTGCTTCATGCCACTGAAATATTGTTTGTACTCTTTTAAGTTCTTTAGGATAATCTAATGCTTTCCAAAACTGTTGTGACTTTTCTTTTTTAGAACTTAATTTAGGTGTAGAAGGAAGAGCTATTTTAACATAGTTAATATCATAGATGTCACCTATAGTTCCATCTTGAGATATAACTACTATATCATACTTTTCATTATACCCTGGTTGCCATGCTCGAGCTTTATTTTTTCGAGACATAACATTTTTTGGAACAACATCTTTTATGATAGTATATAAACTACCTGGATCTTGATTCTGCAAATNCTTGAGGGCCTTTTGTTTTTTTAACTTCATTACCTTCTAATAATAACTTTTCATCTTCAATTCTTTTGAGTATTTCAAAAGCATCAAAAATAGCTAACTTTTTTGTAGCCGCAGCATTTTTTAATCTATCTGCAGCTAATTCATCCTCGGGATCTGGTTTGATTATTTCTTCTTTTGCAACTCTAATAAGTTGCCTTACAGCTTTTTCTCCTGCATTTATAATTTGTAACTTAATATCTTTTATATCCATATTAAAGTTTTAATGTTATATGTGAAGTAAACATTCTGTATAACACTTCGTTATCAATTATAAATTCATATTCACTATCAGGTAGATAAGCAATTTCATCACCCACTTCTAAACCCAACTCTTCAAGCTCTTTGTTAATATATTTTATTACACCAATTAAAGGCTCTATGCTTCCTCCTTTTTCTATAAAACTTTCTTTTTTTTCCGAAGGTTTTACAAAACAATATTTATCGTGTCCTCTCCATTCCTCATCTCTTTTATACAAAAAAAACTGATCAGGATCAACTAAAAAAAGATTATCTCTAAAATGACTTTTGCCACTTTTTCTTCTACCATACATGTCATTATAAAATTTAAACACATTGTGATGAACAACTAAAACATCTCCTTTTTTTATTTCACCTTTATATCCTAATGGTGTAGCTTTTACTGTAGCAAATCTATTAGAGGCTTTATGATCTTCTTCAGATGTGCTTGTTATAAAATCTACTTCACCTATTTTTTTTATATTGTTATACCTTCGGTCATTGATAGGTGTAACTAAAAAAGAATAAGGGGACTTCATTAAAAGTGTATATTGTATTCTAAAGAGATAGGCATTGTAGTTTTAAACTCTTTCCAAAGTAATACTTCTTCATTTCGTATTATCCAAATTTTATATGCCGAGTTTTCTTCCTGTATGAGATGAATAACATATTTACCACCCAAGACATCTTGACCGACAATGTAATGCATTGCACCAGACTTATAGTCTGCTCCTATAGAAATTTTTCGTATATCCATTAAATTAAAATGAAGCTCCTACATTCAGAACTCGATAATACAAATTTAAGTAAAGCACACCATTACCTTGGGTTGGGTTTGCTGCGGTGTTCAATGTGACTGCTGTATTTTGTGGTAAAACCCCTGTAGCAATTTGAAACTTTTTTACAATATCTGTAGCAAAGTTTGCGGTCTGAGCAGTGATAGAAAACAAATCATATGCATTACCATTCTTTACAACTAAGTTATTACCATAGTTATATACACTTGAACCAGCATCTACATAGATAGCCGCATCCATTATATCAATAACTTTGTTAGCTCCTGGAGCTGCAATTAACTCTTTAGGTGTTGTTGATAATAGTAATTGTTCAGCAGAATTAACTTGAACATGAGCAACCAAAGTATCTACACCAAATAAATTTTGTAAGTCTCCTAATGTACAGCTTTTAGTTACTAAATTATCTGATTTATCAGTTAATACTAAGTAATCTGTAGTTGTTGGAGCTACAATATTTGGATATGCAGATGTGTTACTTATTCTTGCCATTTATTTTTTCTTTTCTTCTTTCTCTTTAACTGGCTCTGGATCTTTTACTTCACCAGTTTTTAAATCTATTGTTGCATTCTCTCCATACTTCTCTGTCATCTTTGCTTCAACTTCTTTAAACTCTGCTTGTATAGTTCCTAAAGCTTCAACCATTGCTTGTTGACTTACAACTGCATCTGCAATTGCTACTTTAGTATTCATAAATCTTTGATTTAAATCTTGAATACTTTTTAATTCTTCTTGAGTTAATTTTTTTGACATTTTATTAAATTTTATTGTTAAACATTTATTTCACAAAGATAGTAAAAATAATTTTACAAAGAATTATATGTAATAGGCAATATAATTTTCCCACCTTCATTCAAATAGTTTTCATAGTTAGATAATAACGTGTCTTTTTCCTCATCAGTTATATCATTAGCATCCCACCATAAATCAACTAAAATAACATCATATTTTTGTGAAGGAGTGTAAGTGTATGCATCTGCATAAAACAACCCTACACCTACAGGTATTATTTCTCTGTTTATAGCATAATCTATTAACTCTTGATCATTATCAATAACATCTACTTTTCTATATAAGGTGTTTGCTTTATTAGGTATTAATCCCATACCTAAGCCACATATCAATATACTATTAGTAGCTAAATCATCAAACAATTCTGACCACAAACAATCACATAAACCCAACATATAATCAGCATAATAATCTTCATTATCAATGAAATTGTCTCCAAAATACATTCTTGCTTTACCTTGACTCTTAGTTACACTAAAGTTTTTGCCTTCGTATTGCTGCAGTTTTAATACTTCTATTTTCATATTGATTTACAAATTACATCTACTTTCGAATAATCTACATACAAATATCCATTTTCAGCTTCAGTAGCCGCCCAAGGAACTTCATGTCCAAGAACACCTTGAAATTTACCAGCAAAATCTATTCTTGGGTATTTGTATTCAAATTCATAGATGTTTACACCTTTTCGTGAAACACCTATTTTTTTTATATTCTTTTTTAATCTTTCATCAGATGGACCACTACATAAATAAATACTACTTAAATATCCAGTACCAGACGTAATAGTCATAACATAAGTTGAAGACGCTCCTGATGATGTTCCAGCCCCTCCCCAGTTACCATTTGCTAATGGTGAGGATAATCCTGAATTAGTATATACATTAACTCCTACAGAAATTGCACCAGAAGTATACATAGTAGCATTACAAGTTTGATAACAACCAAAAAATATTTTACCATAATTTGAAATTGTTCTATATCGTAAAATAGATGATGTAGCATCTTTATCATAGCTATAAAATTCAGAAAACTCGTAAGGAGTAGAAGTATTGGGATGTGATGGAGAAGCGGTATTTATAGTTGGATAAGTTTCTGAGCCTGAGCCACATTGTCCACCATTA